ATCCGTTTGGAACACCCTAAATACATGTAACAGGATATAACAATGTTTGAGTATTTTTACAACGAAATCCTAAGAAAAACAATTATCAGTTTTGGAACACTGTTTAATGGTCTCACCATTAAGCAGGAAGGATCGACTGTAAAAGTTCCTTTGGCATATGGCCCTACACAGAAATTTTTAGCAAGATTAGAACAAGCACCAAACTTAAGTCAAGCAACTGCAATCAGTTTGCCTAGAATGTCATTTGAGTTTACTGGTCTTACTTATGATTCATCTAGAAAGGTAACAACAACTCAGACAATAGCAGTTAAGAATCCAGACGACGGAACAGATATTAAAAAGGTATTCATGCCAGTTCCATATAATATGCAATTTGAACTTGCTATTATGTGTAAACTAAATGATGATGCATTACAATTAGTAGAACAGATATTACCATTCTTTCAACCATCATATAACCTAACAATCAATCTTGTAGATCTAATCAATGAAAAGAAAGACGTTCCAGTTGTATTAGAAAATATCACGATGCAAGATGATTATGAAGGAGATTTTACATCAAGAAGAGTTTTACTTTATACACTAAGATTTACAGCAAAGACATATCTATTTGGCCCTGTCACATCTGCATCCAAAGACATCATCAAAACTGCTACTGTTCGTTACCTTGCTGGTGGATCACAAAGCACACAAAGAGATGTTACATTCGCTGTCAAACCAAGAGCACTCAAAGACTACACTGCTGACGCTGTAACAAATCTAAGTGAAGACATAAATCCATCTCAAACAACAATTAACGTTGTAGATGGAACTGCAATCACAGTTAAGAAGTTTATCGATGTTGATGGTGAAGAGATGAAAGTCACTAAGATTACAGGTAATAAAATTACTGTTGAGAGAGGTCAAGATACTACGATTGCCAAAGCACATGTTAGAGGAACAGAGATTAAGGGTATTGACTACTCACCTAGAGAGGATAGTAACCTAGTTGAACTGGGTGACGACTTCGGATTTGACGGATCTTACACATGAAAACCGACGGATTAGATGATGCTTTCAATGTAGAAACGAGTATAGTTCCTGCAGAAATAGAAAAAGTTCAGAAAAAGGAAAAACAAAATCCTGATCATATTAGTAAGGATTATGAATATACTCGTGGTAATCTATACAGTATAATAGAAAAAGGTCAAGAGGCTATCAACGGTATCCTTGAACTTGCTCAAGAAAGTGAGATGCCTAGAGCATATGAGGTCGCAGGTCAGTTGATAAAGAACGTTGCTGATGCAACTGATAAATTAATGGATCTTCAAAAGAAACTAAAAGATGTAAATGAAGAAGAAAAACAAAAAGGCCCATCAACCGTTAACAATGCATTGTTTGTAGGATCAACATCAGAGTTATCAAAACTATTAAAAGCCCAGAGTAAAAAAGAAGATAAATAAATCAGGGAGAGGAATCCCGAAGTAATATTTTACTCATACCATGACGGAAAAACTACCGTCTATAGATGATTTCTATGAGGAGTTACCATCTGTAGATGAAATTATAACTGAAGAAAAGTTACCCTCCGTGGATCAAGTTATAATTGAAGGTAAACTACCCTCTGTTGATGAATTTATAGAACCTGAAGAAGAGGAAGAAGAACAAGAAGAAATTGTAGACACTGCACCTTGTTCTATTGAAGAGCAATATGATAGCGTAATAGAACTAATAGATGAAGTTAGACAAGATATACCAGATATACCAGAAATAAAATACTATGATGAGCAGTTAGAAGAATTGTCTGCTTATGTAGAAGAAGTTAAAGAAAATATTCCAACGTATGATGTTGAAATATCTGCTATATGCGACCTAATTGACGAACTAAAGGAAGAGGTGCGTACAAACGCTGCGAGTATACCAGAGATACGGTATTATGATGATCAAATTGAGAGTCTTGAAAGTAGTCTCAAAAGTCTCCCAGAAATTCGTCACTATGAAGATGATATATCATCTGTAAAGGAAGATATTGTTGAATTAAGAGAGTTTGTATCAAATGCTCCAAATTATGAAGATGAAATAAATTCTTTGGAGTATAAGTTTAATCAAGAGATTCAACAATTTTCAGAAGAGGTTGAAGTTAAGAATTTTGAAAAGAAAATTGAAATTGATAATTTAGAAAGAATGTTTAAAGCTGATAATGAGAAAATATATGAGGAGTTAAAAAAATCGTCTGACTTAATACATGAGTATAGACTTCATTTAAAAGATGATGATAGAAAGTTAAAAAAACAAATACTAGGTCAATATAATCTTTTAAAAGAAAACATTGAGAAGAAAGTAAAAGAATTCAATACTAAGAATATAGAATCTCAAAATATAATCACTGGATCTCTTAAAGAGTATTTCAATGAACTTCAAGAAAAAATTTCTTCCATACCAGAAATAAAATATTATGATGATCAAATCAAAGATTTAAATGTAAAATTTGATATTGATATTAAAGAGTTACGTGAAATTGTAGATCAATTAAAAGAAAATAAAAAAGAACATTTACAAGAGATTTTAACTGAACCACCTGAGGCTGATAATGAGGATCCTTTAGCTCCATTAGATCAAAAATTTGTAACTTATGAAAAATTAAGAGATAACTATCAATTATTTGTTAACAGAGTTCAACAACAGTTAGCATCATTCGGTGGTGGTGGAGCCGCTGCCATAATAGATCTATCAGATGTTGATTTTGATCCGTCTGACTCAGCTGATAATAAAGTATTAGTTTTTAATGCAGATGGAAACGGAAGTAAGTTTGTAGGTATAGCAAGCACATCTCTTATAAATGTAGTTACAGGTAATTTAGAAGTCACAGGTAATATATCCTGTGCAGGAACAGTTACTTATGATGACGTTACCTTTGTAGATTCAATCGGTGTTGTCACCGCAAGAACTGGAATCGAACTTGGTGCTGGAAGTATTACACCAGTTATTTCTTTTGAAGCAGCCACTGAAACTACTACTACAACAAGTGCATCTACCATAGATACTTTTTCTGCTGCTACTTATAGATCTGCTCAGTATCAAATACAAATTTCACAAGGATCTAATTACCATGTAACCACACTGAATGTATTACACGATGGTTCCCAAGTCTATATAATGGAGTTCGGAACAATAAGAACAGGCATCTCTCTCGCAACATTTGATGCTGATATAAGTTCTGGCAATGTAAGAGTGAGAGGAACTCCGACCACTTCTTTATCCACAGTTTTCAAATTATCCAAAGTTTTAACAAGAGTATGAACATGAAAGACTTCAACAAATTTATAGAAGAAGCAGCAACTAAGAGATGCCCACCAGGCCAATATTACTGTTTCGACGAAAAGAAATGCAAAAAAATACCTAACGGATATCGTATAGGATATGGTGGTAGACTAGCACCAGACAACAGATCAGACTCTGGCAACGGGAACGGCAACGGGAACGGTAATGGAAATGGAAATGGTGGTAACGGCAACGGTGGAAACGGTGGTGGAAACGGTGGCGGTGGTAATGGCGGTGGTGGTAATGGAGGAGGTGGAAACGGAGGTTAGTATATATAAGTCAGCATTACATGACACAAATGAATATAAAACCGTCAGTTAAATGGCTTGCAGTTGGATTGGGTGTGGTGATAGGTGGAACCCAGATAGGGTTGATCGGATCTATCATTAGATTAAATAATAAAGAGAGTAAATTTCCTACACTACCAGTAGGGCCATATACTTCATACAGAGTCGTAAGTAATGCAGATGGTTCATATGATATGACATACAGGGCAAACGATCCATTAGTCATGTCAAATGTAAAGGATATAGAAAAGAGAGGTGGATTCCTAGGAACGAAGAAGGAGAATATAAAGACAACAGAGATGTATACCATGGATGGAGCAGTTCATCATGGAGGGCCTGTTAGTAGCACATCTGCATGGATAGATCCATCAGCAATCACAAAGACGAGTAAATGGAACTCTAATCAGATAAGTGCTAAGACTATTGCATGTATAGAGGCTGCTGGATCTGGAAGAGGAACTGGTAGAGTAGTAGGTGGTGCTGTTGGTGCTCAAGCAGCTCCTGCACTGTCAAATATACCATTTGTAGGTTGGGTCGCTGCTGGATTTGTCACCATGTTTGGTGCAGATAAAGGTGGTGATATAGGTGCAGATCTATCTACTTCATACGCAGGATGTGATGATGTAGATATTCCACATACTAAATAATACAGTATTGATACTCGAAAATGGGTTGGTCTCCAGCACAAATAGGTGCATTAGAAAACTGTGGCATTAAGGTCGAAGATGCCACTGGAGACATTAAATGGAGGGAAGTTGAGGCAGTTGACATTATTAAACCCGAACCAATCAAATCACCAAAATCAAATATTCAATACGAAGCAACACGTTTACCAGATTATAACAAAGTAGGAAACATACTAAAAGTTATTTTACGATGGCGAGGAGGAACATACATGATAAAAATGTTCTTTCCCACTGTGGTATTACCATCACGAAAAGAAGTACAGGATCAAGTGAGCAAAGTGTATCCTGGCTCTAAAATCGTGAATTACAAAGTTTCGGATTATGACTCAGGAGAACCGATCCTCCAGACGAGAGGATAGCAAAGATTTAAAAAAGAAAATACAAAGACTAGAAAAAACAATAGAACTACAGCAAAGAACAATCGAACACGACAAAAAATTCATGATTTAAATTATGCCTTACGTTGACGACATTTATCTCGGTAATCCGAATCTAAAGAAAGCGAATACCGAAATTGAATTTACACAAGAACAAATCTTAGAGTTTGTTAAATGTAAAGATGATCCTGTTTACTTTGCTAAGAAATATATTAAGATCGTCTCTCTCGATGAGGGTTTAGTTCCGTTTGACTTATACCCTTTCCAAGAGAAACTAATTAGAAACTTTCACGAAGAAAGATTCAACATATGTAAGATGCCAAGACAGACTGGTAAATCAACCACCTGTGTATCTTACTTATTGCACTATGCACTTTTTAATGATAATGTTAATATTGCTGTTCTTGCAAACAAAGCATCC